TGGATCTATTCTGTTGTCATCTATAAAGTCCTCGTCAAGTCCTCCTGGTCCACCAATTGTTGGCTTAACTGAATCACCTCTATTGTTATCTATGAAGTCCTCATCCAGTCCACCCGGACCACCTCTTGCCGGATCAACTCTATTATTATTTACCCTACTGCTTTCTAAAAAGTCTGCATCTAAATCACCTGCTCCACCACGCACTGAAGATGTGTTATTTATTGCTTTTGTAATTGGATCAATAGGCGTTTCTGAGATTTCATCAATTCCTGACGGTGGGCCTGTCATTCTACCTTGTGCTTGAGCCATACTTGGTTGCGGTGCTGGTGCTTGCGCTTGTGCCATCGATCGAGGCGGCGGTGGAGGTCGTGGAGGTGGCATAACTGGCGGTGTATTTGCACCTCGACTTGGAGGCGTTGCAGTTGTTGACGTATCTACATTTCCACCAACACCAAGTGGCATATTAGCGGCTTGGTTGTTTGCACCTAATCCACTGCCAGCAGCACCTCCAGTTATGGCAGCAACTAATGGATCTTGTTGACCTTGTGCTTGAGCCATTGACGGCTGACCATATGTCTGCGGTTGTTGAACACCAGCACCTTGAGCTTGAGCCATTGTAGGCTGTTTCTTTTTCTTTTTCTGGCTACCGCCTGTCATCATCTGCTGATAGTTAACCGCTGTCATTATTCCACACCTGTTTTACGTTGACGTACGTTACCAATAGGCTTGTACTGGAGACTCGTACGTCGAATCGTGAATGTTTCATTTAAGTTGAAATTGCTAATGCGTAATCGCGTTCTTGCATCGTAGCCAAACAGATCGCTGTCACTTGTAAGCCCCGAAACATCAGACTCAAGCGTCGAATCACCTAAGACAAACGTGCTGTCAAGTAACGCACCCGTTTGACCCATTTGCACGGTTTGGAAGTTGCTGACAATACCGGCACTGATCTGAGCAATATCGAGGTCGTGCGAACCTTCATTATCGTATAGCAAACGGTTATAGAGCCATCTGCATTCTATGGCATCACCAAACGGTGCAATAGCCGCCGTCTCAAACGATCCGCGTATGGCTGCACCGTCATCGTTTGTTCCGCTGTCGTGTTTATTGATGCGCCCGGCAAAGTCACCGGCATGTGGCAAGTCGTCAATAAGCGCTGCACTGTCACGAGTAAAATTATTATACGGGCCAAACCACGCATTAAGTCGTGCAGAGTAAATCACCACACTGTTCATCGTCGTTTGCGATGCACCATACGGCAAGAAAAACCACACTTGCTCCTGTGCCGGGTAATACATAGCGAACGAATACGGCAGACGAGCTACATTTAAGTTTGACCAGTATCTGTCATCCAGAGCTAAAGAAATCTTCTCTACGCTTGCACCGCCTGACCATTGGTAGATGCCATCATCACGCACAAACAACTGACGCTCACCAGGAACGGTAACAATGCTTTTGCCGGCTACGGTTCCGCGTTGTGTGCGTTGCTGTTGCTGAAACGGTATGGTCGCGTTACCCGTTGGCGTTAGTGTGTGTATACCCTGCTCTGTGTGGATAGATAAATAGTTTTGGAATGGGCGTAACCCGGTAATGTCAAAACCTACGCTGTTAAAACTGAGTGAACCCCACGTTTCAATGTCACCGGCATCGCTTCGCCATATACGATCTGCGGCTCCGTTTATGTTGCCAACCCATGCACGATTTTCCCAAAAGGCTACCCATTTAGGTTTGGTGAATCGTGAGCTATCGTCGAGTGTTGCTGCGTTGGCTGATCCACCTGTCCACTTTATGCCGTCTGTGTCCTGACCGTTTACTGCAATCAATGTGCTTCCGGCCAATACCCAATCCCACGTATAGTCATTTCCGGCGGTTATGGTTACGCTACCTGTTCGGTCTGTTGCCGTTCCACCCGTAACATCAAAAAACTTATCACCGCAAAAAGCAAATACCTTTTCTGTTCCAGCCAATACAACCTGACCACAAGCCGTTACCGTAGCACCGCTGTTCATTGCAGAACTGTTATACTTTGCAAACCCGTTACGTTTAGCTACCTCACCGGCCAACCCAACCGTGCAGTTTTCCATTTCATACAGACCGTCCGGTGGCATGTCTTCAGCAGGTAAACTGTAGTTTACCCCACTTCTCCAAGGGCCAAGACGTAACGATTCAGCAGCAATCGGCATTAGCTTAACGACCCTTCAGTGGGCGTAAAAGAAAACTTGTTGCTGTAGCTGTCATCCGACCTACGCATACGATATGAACGGTTACCCTGCACATTCATGTTTTGGCGACCTGCAATAGCAATTACGCGCTCCATCTCTTGCTTGTCTGATATTGCGCCCTGATCGTCACCCTTCTCTTGTTTATACAATGCAGAGATGCCGTGTATAAGTGCCGGCTGACATACAGGTGCTACATACGGATTTATGGAGTCGCTATCTTCAGATTCTGTAAACGTGGGTATAGACGAGTAATAGCGATATGCAATCGTGTCTACGCCGTCCGGTTCTGGATACAGCGTAACTTCGATGTTACCACTGGAGTCTACGCCATCAATAGCAACCCATCGCGGATCGCCGTTTATACTGGCATCCGGATCAGCCGCATCAATATCCTGAGTAGACATGATGAGAATAACGTGATCTTCGGTAGTGTTGCGAAACGACAACGGAGCCACTACGTCACTGGCCAGCGAATACGTACGAGTGCCGTTTACCGTATTAAACGTCGAGCTTTTAAACAGCCAGTTCCATTTTTCACGCGAAGCTATATCTTGAGTGACCAGATTTAAATAGTCACGCGCCCCGTCTTTAAATGTCGAACTACCTGTATTCAGACCAACACGCCGTAGCGCAATCTGAATGATCTGCAAATTTGTCATGCTAACCCTATATCAAGTTAGCCCATGCTCCATTTTCATACCCTTGAAACTTGTTGTCCGTAGAGTTGTAAATAAGCATTCCGTTTGCTGCGGTCAGTGCGTTGCGTTCGGTTGTCGTTAAACTTGCAACCGTTAACGTATCTGACAATTTTACGGTGTCTGCCTCTACCGCTCCGATCAACGCAGAGTCGCCAAAGAAACTGGCCGCGTTGACTTGTCCAAAAGTTTCTGACATCTACTGATGCGCCGTAGCTGCAATCTGATCTAAATCGTATTCAGACAAGTTGTCGCCGTTGTTGTCCAACCAGCGGTCTTGCCAAATGCGTACGGCTTCCTCGCCACGATCTTTAATACGCGACGGTGGATCGGGTACGAATCCTGGTGCATGAGTTACTTCGCCAACAGCACGAACATGATTCCGCACTTGGCTGTTGTTTACCGGTGACTTGCGCTGACGAATGTGCGTTTTATCCAGGTCGAGCGCCTTGCGAATTGCATTTTTTGTTTCATCAGACCCCTTCAAAATGAGGTCAGCAATCTGATCTGGCGTGACACTGGCTGCCGGTGCTTGCTCGACAGGTGTAGCATCTTGCACTACTTCGGCCAACTGTTCCGGCAGGGTATGCTCTTGCGTTTTTGCTGTAGGCATACGTTTTGCCATTTGTAATCTCTTTCGTTAATACGTGCGACGATGGGCTGGAGGTATCACATTGTGAGAACCCACCGCCACACGAAAAGTGAACTGCTTATCTACTGATACCCTGCAAGACAACACCTACATGTCCAGTGTTGTCGGGTGCAAATGTGGCAAAACCGACCAGCGGTTCTGTCTCTGCATCCTTTGCATGTACCGCACCGGCTACACCATCAGACAAGGTTAGGTTTTGTCCAATAGCTATGGTTCCATCCGCTAAGATGGTTGATACACCAGCGGTCTGAATCCAACCGTAATAACCCGACTGCATCACTCGAGCTGTAACGCCAGAAATGACGTAATCAGTTCCTGCGGTTGATGCAACAACTTGGTTATACAGGTTACCCGTAATCGCAACATCAGTAGCCGTAGTTACTGCGACAACCAACCCGTCATACAGGGTAAATGTCACCGCGTTACTGCTGGCTGCCGTGTTGGATTTGATACGGTAGGTGTAACCTTCTGCTGCATCGTCTGTAGTATGCAGGTATCCACCGGCATACTGGTTAGCAGTTGCCGACCCTAAAGTTCCGCTATCGGTCAGAATAACTTCTGTTGCACCGATTGCTGCTGCGGTTGCTTTATTGTCAACTTCTACAACGGCTGTAGCAGATAAATCTTGCGACACCAACACACCGGCTGCTGTAGCACCGGCAAAACTTCCGTAACGAAATACTCGACCGTCTTCAAACTCACGCTTGTTTCCGATAGGATATTCCTGTGTTGATGACTCTTCGTAAATTCCTTGTGGTGAACCACCGGTTGCACCGGCAATCGACCCTAACGAATCTGTTGTTGCATTGTTATAACCTGTTCCCAGGTCTTGCGCTCCACTTGGCATTTCTATTTCTCCTTTGCCTTTTTGCTCGGCTCAAAAGACGCATTGGCTTGCGTCTTGGAATTGTTTATGCGGTAAAGTTGTGTATAACACCTTGACGACGACGTGCAGTAGTAACTACTTGCAAGCCTACTGTAATAAATGCGACCTTAGCTAATTGATTTGCATTTTCTCGGAATGGAGTTTTACTGAAGTTCATTCCAGCTTGCATGTGTAACTTCAAGTAGTTTGTATTGAAGAAATACATCTTTGTATTAGCGCAATCACGGTCATACTGCACCGGTATGCCTCTGAACGATGGCAAACGACCATCTACGCCCGGTGCATCTTTACCCGACAGACGCTGATAGCCTGTACCTTCAAAAATTTCTTCAAAATCTGCAT